GACGATCTAAAAGAAACGAATCGTCTCATACGAGAAGTTGTGTTACCCGAGCTCGTAAACTTGAGAGGCGAATTGAATGAACTGCGACGTCATACGTGGCCATACATACAGTCACAAAAAGAACTTTCACAAATGGACGACATTCAAGCGAAGCGACGCTTTTTGCATCACTTGGATGACGATACAGTGCTACAGTTGCTGAAAATAAAGGCATTCTTAGCCAAGTATGGAAATGATCTAGTTATGCGGGAGTTTGACCTGATTAAAAAAAGTTGTCCGTCCGGTACGTCTTCACCGTGAATGGTGTATCCTTTCCAAAGACTGCAACCGTTTCACCACCATAGAGTTCTGGGCAGCCGATATCCTCGGTACATTCGCGTCCGTCGATCGACACTGGGATGGGATACACCTGATCACCCTGTGTGGTCGTGTGATAGTGGTACCTATCACGGCGATTACGAACTTCTCGACCATATAGGGGCAATGTCTCACCCGTTTCGTTTGTCAAAATACCAATCTGTTGGAAATGACCGGGTTTGTATCTCTTGATGGGAGGACCTCGGTACTCTGGGGAACGAACTTCTCGGACAGGCACCCTCACTGGTACTTTGACGGGTACCGGAACTTCCACTTCCACCGGATTCCTCACGATCGCGTAGATCATGATGACGGGAATCGAAAGGAGAACCAAGGAATTGACGAGCTTATAGTTAATCTTCATCTTTATACTAAGCTATGAAATTATTGGGGGTTGACATAGGCTACACAAATATGGGATTGGTCATGGCAACATGTGACGGTCCTCGTATTACGATCGACTATATAAAGAAGGTTGACCTGGGTGACTACAAGTATATGGGTAAAACGAATGATACGGCGATAATCATCTCTTTATTTTTATCTGACTATGACTATCTATTTAAAGAAGCAGACACTGTGCTCATAGAACGTCAACCTCCTGCTGGTCTAACAAACATTGAAAGTTTGTTACACTACATATATATGGACAAGGTTGTGCTCGTCTCACCATTAAGTGTTCATAGACACTTCGGAATGGGTCACCTCGACTATGAACAGCGTAAGGATAGAAGTATATCTATAGCGAGTAAGTACATCGATGACATTCCGTACGAGCGTCAACACGATATAGCTGATGCACTGTGTATGATCATACACTACAATTTCAAGATGAGTGTTCACTCATTCGACTCGTTCAGGTTTACCAAGACCTGAGTGATTGACTGGATAATCGATTCAAGTTCGACACGAGGATCTGGTCCAGACTGGAGATACTTTAGGTTGTATTCGGTCGTTTCAGTCTTTTCGAGTTCCTCGAGGAGATTCTCGTAGCGTTCCTCATCCTTCTCAAAACGCTCCTTCAGACGCTCAGCCTTGTCTTCGAGGAGATCAATCTGTTCGGGGTACAGTTCAAGCTTGACTTGGTTGACATGTTCTTCATCGTTTTCGTCAACCTCTTCGAGCTTATCTTGAAGCTCGTCGATTCGTTTGTAAATCCGATCGATCTCATTAACGTAGTTCTCCTTGTTGATAAGCCTGGAATTCTTGATTGCCTCCATGTATTTACAGAACGCGATTACTTTTTAAGTCCCATTATGGTGTGTATACGCCCGAGACGGACCTGTACCAGCATCCACAGAGCGAATGCTACGAGTTTGATTAAACGCCCTGACGCGTCATCAGATACGTTGTACACAGGGTCTAAAACACGAGACATGAAGGTCTTCGATTTGTCCTGTCCTGTGAAGTATATCTCTAGTTGTGTCAGGCAGCACGTATCATCATTTGTTATCCAGTGAAAGAATACGAATGGTACGAAGAGTGAATACATCTCCAACCACCGAACATCCTTCACCAGGGTCGGTACGACTATCCCCGCCACCAGTATCAGTACGTGGATGAAGAAGATAATGTTCATATATAGTAGACGATGAAAAAATCGTGGAACGATCAACATGAAAATATATTACGACAGTGGGGTGAAGCCTCAGCGTGTTACAGGTTCATGAACCATCGGGCCTACTTGATGTACAAGACGTTATCGATGCGGTTCACTCTACCAGTCATTGTTTTGTCCACTGTTACGGGGACTGCGAATTTTGCACAGACGTCGTTTCCGGAGGGTATACGGGGAATTGTTCCTTCTGTCATTGGTGGTATGAACCTAGTGGCGGGTCTCATCGCGACGATCATGCAATTTCTAAAAATCAACGAACTCATGGAAAATCATAGGACTGCTGCGTTAGCCTACGGTCTCTTGTCGAGAAACATTCGTCTGATGCTGGCACTTCCCCGTGAAGAAAGGAAAAAGGATGGACTCAAGTTCGTGGAAGAGTGTAAGTCGGAGTACGATAGGTTGATCGAACAGTCGCCTCCTGTACCCATCAACATCATCAAGGATTTTGAAACTTCGTATCCAGATGAAGAAACAGATTTCATCAAACCCGAAATACTAGATGTTCGACCCATTCAGGTATTGACTGCCATCACAGAGGACACACCATTCGCTAGGGTTGGGAAAATGCTACAGTCCGAGGAAGAGAGTCGTGAAGGATCGATAGACGTCGAACAAGGTGAATCACGAGAATGAAGAGTATAACGTTGAAGATGAAGACACATGCAGCATATGGAAGTATTTTCCTTTTTAAAGGTTCGACGACACGTTTATGTAGTGCGTCATTCTCGAGCACCAAATCTATGGCCTGATTAGTAAGATCATCCATGGACCGCTTCATTAAAATTATTCCACAAAAAAAGTTTGTAAAGGGTGACACAGTCCATGAAGATGCCTATGATCGACTGAAACAGTTACTGGGGGCAAACAAGAATATATTCCTATGTGGTGCCACAGGTGTTGGTAAGACGCATCTACTTCACGAAGTTGTTGATGTTGAAACCTGTATAGACATCCAAAAAAAGACACCGGTGGAATATCTCAAGGATACACATGCCTCCATCATAATTGAAGACTATGATGCCGAACCTCTCGTGTATAAAAATTTAATTGATCATGTCATTGAACACGGAACCATCAATGGTCGATCGTTGATTGTTACATCCATATCTGCATACTTTTTACCAAACTTCGAAACTGTATTCATCAAACCTCTTACTATTGAACAATTGTTAAACATCAAATCTGGTTCCGGTGCAATAGAAGCTGCTATGAAATCTAAAGGGTCAATAAGGAATTTCCTACATTACCTCGAGCACTACGACCAGATCGACGATTTCAAGTCCTCAAAGGAATACGTAAAGGATATTCTTTGTACTGATGACCCCCTCCCATGGATTGATGCTATCCCCGAGCATGGTCATATATGTGACACACTTCAAGAGAACTACATAGATTCAAAGGGTGTCGACATTACACGAGTCACAAACGCATTGTCGGAGTCCGATATGATAGATACGAGCATATATAATGGTCACTGGTCTCTACTTCCATACTACATTCATTCGGGTATACGAATACCGAAGGCTTCACTGGGTGAAAAACTGGATCCCAGTAAACTGAGATCCGGTAGTGCTTGGACGAAATTCGGCAACTACAAAATGCGATTCAAAAAGTATAACGAAATACGACGAAAATCAGGAAATCGTCTCGGTGTTGAAGAGTTGTGCCTGTTAAAGAGGTATGCCGAACTTGGTAGATATGATAGACTGTTAGACTATGACATCACACCACAGGATTTTGATGTGATGAATCATCTCGCGACGACAAGTAAGTTAAAACAAAGAGACGTGACAAATATAAAAAAGGGTCTCAAACATGCAATCCAAAGAAGACAATGAAGATACGTCGACCACCGTGAAAACGATCGGTAATGAACTATTCTTCTATGGAGAGATCACACAGGAAAGCATCCTCGACTTTACCGAAAACTTTAAGAAGCTCGAAATTGATGTACTGAAAAAGGCTGCCGATATGTTCGGATACACACCTATGATCCGTGTTCACATCATGAGTGAAGGTGGTGATCTATTCGCTGGTATCGCAGCCATGAATGTCATCGAAAAGTCGAGAGTCAAAGTTATGACCATTGCACAGGGGTCGTGTTGTAGTGCAGCAACCTTCATGTTGTTGGGTGGTTCAGAGCGACGGATGGGTATAAACGCTCAGATATTGATCCACCAAATTTCGACAGGTGAATTCTGGGGAAACTATGAAGACCTGAAGGATGAAATGAAATCGTGTACAAAGTTCATGAAGGCTATCAAAGATATCTACATGAAAAAAACGAAGATTCCGGAAAACAAATTTAAGAAGTTGATGAAGAAGGATATCTACCTTCCATCGGCTAAATGCCTAAAATATAAGATCGTTCACGCGACTGACTAATGTCGATATGTCTCTTGTATAGGCCCAATAGCACCAGACATATGAAGATGATACATGCCGTGTTCAGGGTAAAACCTTCATCTTCTGGTAACCTAAGTCGTTCCATTCTACCATGATTGATAACTGGTAATTCAGACATCTACTTAAAACCTATATTTTATTATCGTACAATGGAACGCCTGATGGAACCGCGGATATCGTGAAAGTTTCGGGTGTCGTGGGGAGTGAAAAGTTTTCCGAATCACGAACCAAAGTTAAAACTGGTTACGAAAAGGCTCTCAAGAGAGCTCAGACCATGTGGAACAATGAGCATACCAAATGTAA